ATGCTTCTTTCCAACGAATTAGCTGTTCTTTCTTCCACTCATCACGCAGTTCATAGTTAAAGCGCAATACACCTTCATCTGTTTCGCAATAGTAATCAAATGCTTTATTGAGTTCCTCATCATTTAACTCTTTTATTTGTGGTGTGGTGTCAAATATTTGCTTTCCATCTAATACATAAGTTTTCGGTGTATTTAGCTGTTTCTCCAACTCCGCTATGCGGTCTGCTTGTTGGCGAAGCATATCTGCTGATTCTTTAACATAATAGTATTCGTCTTGAAGCCACTCTAATTCTTGTGCTAATTCGTATGCGTTCATTTTTTCTCCCTGTGTTCTAGCGCCATCTGATAAGCGTGGTATAGCCGATGGGTAATGTTTTGTATGGTGTATGCCATAAACTCATCGCTTGGATTTTTTTCTCCTATGCTTTGACAAAATATCTGCCAAATATGCACTGCTTCATGCACCAACAGAACTGCGTTTTCAATCGGATCTTCATTCTCAACAAGCATTACGATGCAATCCGTTGCTTCTCCATTACACATAGCAAACTGACATGTTGCACCTTTATCAGGAAAAGCGTAAGTTAAATGTTTACCTTCTTTAGCTAACTGCGCTAAAGCCTTGTTATAAGCCTTTTCATCGATACATAAACACCAATTAAACAAACGGATACCTATATCATCGCTAAGCCACATTGGCTCTATTTTAGGATCAAATTTCATTCTTGGTCTTCCGCAACAGCTCTAGCGACCAATCGATTGACCTTATCAGCGATAGCGACATCCAAATCAGCCATAACTGTATCGTAGCCATAATCCCCGATTAAATCGACCATATCCATCAATATGAAATGGTATCGTGCTTCTTCGTTATGCGACATCATAAATAAACTCCCTTTCGATTACTGTGTATTCTCGTGTTCCACCGTATTCATCAAGAATACTTCGTAACTTTTCTGCTGGCTCAGGTTTGTTAAAGACAGCGATAACCCCGCTTGCGCTGTTATCGTAAAACCGCCAACATAAGACATAGCAATATGTAGTCATAGCACTTTACCCGATAGTTTAGACAAAAAGATTCTTATTTCCTCTTTGAATCTTTCATCGTTAGCACGAAAAAGATAACATAGTTTTTCTAATTGTTGATTAAATGATTCTTGATCAAATTCATGATAACTATTGACGACAATAAAACCATCTTCAATTAACATATCCATCAATTCATCTTTGTTAAAGTCATCTAAACTTATTTCCACTTCGACATCTACATCAGTTGATACAGTTTTATAAATTGTAGACATAAACCCTCCTCGTAATAAATCCGACAATATCATACATCAGTAATAAATACAACGACATAAAAACAACATATTGCTATTGACAAAATTAACATTCTATGCTACCCTCATTTATATAGATTCTGCATTGTTCTTTAGATCTCTAAAGCTTTAGAGTTTAAATAATAATTTAAATAATAGAACTATATTATCTATAAAGGTCTTTAGTGCTTTAACGATCTTCATAGACATCTCCATTGAAGTCACCTAAGTCGATAGAATCGTCATAGTAATCATAGGTCTCTTCAGGGCTTGGCATCTCAGTCTCATGTAAGAGGTCTTTACGGTCAATCGTAGGGATTAGAATCTCTAGACCTACATAGCATTCTTGACACATATCGAGATACTTTCCGTCAAGGGTCTTTCGAGTAGCCTCGTAGTCATTTAACAACTTATCGCATACTGTGCAGTGCATCATATCTCCTAAAGTTTATCGCAGTTAATATATTTACCATCTGAGCAGATAAAGCAAACCATCGACCCATTCGGTGTGTCAATGATAACACTCCGACAGGCATAAGCATAGGTCGATAACACCATTGTGGTTACCAAAGCCAATAATTTAGTTTTCATATTCAACCTCATCTATTAAATTTCGATCAATACACTCATCTAATAATTCTTGATCTGTGTAGTCATTATATCCTTTAAAGCCTTTTTGTAAAAGATAGGATAAATAATCTGCCATATCCGCACGATCAAAGAAATTATCAATATCAGTATCTACCAATAAACCAATTAATTCATTTCTATTCTTCATGTTTGTAAGCCTCTCTAGCGTTGTGAATGTTAAGCCATAAATCAAATATCTCTTTGTCGGACAATCTCCACAAGTGTTGCTGGTACTGAGGCGATGTCTTACCATTGAGGTAACCCAAGTCCTTCCAAATCTCGTATTGCAGTTCACTTCTAGTCATACTTTACTCTCCCATTCCGTTGTCGTCATCAGTACCAAATTCAAATAAGAACCATTCTAAATAATCTTGAGCTTCTCCTTCAGTTTCAAACCACTCATTGTCTAATACTTCTTTTTCATCGAGATCATACACATACCATGTATTTAACTCATCTGGGTGATACTCTTGCCGTACTTCTAGGTTATATAACTTCATAGTTAAGTCCTTTCGTGTTAGTTACAACAATTGCAGTATTACATAAATTTTAATTGTCAACATTAGGATAAACCCTAATCCACCATTGAGGTTACATAGCGGTCGTATCGAATTGGTTACCATTGAGGTTACATAGGAATTTCTCGGATCGACTTATCTACCATTGAGGTTACATAAGACTTATATAAAGTCAATAGCCTAATTTCATAATATAAAATATAGGTAAAATTTACAGTTGAAAACATAGGGTAAACCCTAATTCGATTTTAAGGGCATTTTTAGGGCTTTTGAGCAGTTTTTTAAGTTTAGGCTATCTACCCCTTATAAAGGGTCAAATAATGCCTTATAGCCCGTTTTAAGGGCTTTATTGGGCTATATGTGATCCATTAAGGGCTTTAGGGCTTGAATACAGGGCTTTAGACAATAAAAAAACCCTGATCCATACAAGCATCAGGGCTAAAGGGTTTAAGGGTTTATAGGGCTAATAAAGCAGTAGTAAAAATATGAGTAACTTTATTCGCATGAAGAATTCAATGATCCTAGTAAGAATAGACCGCATCAGATTCTCGTTTGATCTTAGATTCTTCATTAGATAACCATTCAAATATTGATTTGGCATACGCAAAATCTGAGATTGAACGAATAAAGGTATTTTCATCAATTTGATTATCTAAAACCATTACAGCAATATCTTGAAAACTTAATAAACCAAATCTAGCAATAAATCTCTTGGCCTGAGTATATGAAAGCGATCCCGCTTTATCGTAACCCAATTCAAAAAACTCGTTAATCGTTATATCTAATTCACGATCAATATAATCATTTTGATTATCGATAGAGTTTTCAGAATAATAAGTTTGATATGGATAACCATACGAATAATTGTACGAGTAAGACTTGTAATTTAATTTGGGTTTATCAGGATTCTCTAAAACCTGAGATTCCCAAATCTTTAGATCATTTTCTGGGGTACTTGTAGCAGTTGCACTAGCAGACCATGCGTAAGTATTGGATAACCATAATCCACCCCAATAAACGCCTTGATCTTGATTGATGATAGTTGATCTGCCTAGATTATCCATTAAGACAAATTTATTAGATGTACCAATGTGATCTGAGATGATGTCATTAAAAGCATCAGTAAACGCAAAATCAGGATTCTTATACAGCATAGGATAGAGATAATCTTTAATGTAGTGCCATGTATCAGATTTTGAAATATCTGCTTTATTGTCTGTATGTAATATGCCATTGTGCATAAGCCAGAGATCAATCCCATGATCTGCTTTGTTTAATACCTCGTATGGGTGGCAGTTGATAAGATCAATATGCCCATGAGTTTTCATTCTTAGATGAAATGCACAGTCATATCCATAAATATGCTTTTCATAGAAGTTTATAAAATCATCTGCATCTTTAGGCAAAATCTTTTCTACAATAAGTTGATTTTCCCTAGACCGCATTACCCCTATGCCGTCTGCATTGTATGAATAAAAATCTTTTAACCATTCATGGGATAGTTTAGGACTAATTGCTGATTGAGTAACTAATAAACACATAATAAAAATTCCTTTATAAGTTAAGTTGATTAAATTTCGTCTGTTACTAACGATTTATTTTCGATTCTAGGATTCTGTTTAGGTACTTCGGGAATATCAAATAAATGCTGTTTTAGATATGCCCTTAAATACTTAGTGTCTGCCTTGTTTTCATCAAGACAAATAAACTTAATGAAATTCTCAGTAGTCAAATCGTTATAACCATGATCTTTACAAAAAAACCATGCGGCATAAGTAAACTCTAAACAAGCCATAATAGATTCAAATTTCAGAGTACCCTTAAACAATCGAAACTCTACTGTTCTCTCATTCTGAAAGTTTAGAGATTCGTAACGATCATCATTCAAATTGCATAATGGATCATTAGACCTTTTAGCGGATTTCAACCACGCATAATCTGCTTTTTTATTCACTACTTTAGCGAATCTGCTAGATGACCTTCTGGCAATCGTTTTGATTAGTTTCTGATTACCAGAATCGTGCATAAATAGAATTAGTTTTGTGGCATGGTTAAGAGTCATATGCCGCTTATCAATGTGAATATGTAAACCGCAAGTGTTCGTATCATGCGATCTTAAACCTCTTACAGGTTTCTTAAAAAATGCTAATTGCTTTTCATGCACATCTAAGCCTGTATAGCCTGTAACCATTTCAAAACCATTATTAAGCGATCCATCATTCTCTAATAAGCAATAATTATGAAAATTGCCCTTATGATCTTTACAGATTTTCAGATTCTCTAAAATATATTCTGCTTTATCTGATCTTGAATAATCGTCTGTTACTTCCATTTCTAATTCAAGACCTAAGAAAACCTGAGATTTTCGCTTATCAAATTCACTAGGAATTTTGCCTAACTGATCGCTAGACGAATGGTACTCACCTATGATCGAATCATCTTCATCATTCTCTGAATAGTTTTCATCATCTTGATGAACATATTGACCTGATCGTATATGGTAATAATAATCTTCCATACAAGATGAACATACAATCCGTTCTCCATCATAAGCAGATTGCATATCATCTTCAGATTCAATTCTTCCACAATCCTCACAAGCACAAAAATAAGTACCAAATTTTTCATAAAATAAATCACAGGGATCATTTATAGTTTGCCGTAATAGCCTAAACTCACGATCATTAAGCCAATCTAATGCACTAGAATAATCTTCATCTTTAATGGCATCAGCGAGAATCACACCAAAACGATCTCGTAATCTTTTTATTTGCTCAATCTGTAATGCTGATCTATGAATATCCCTATGAAATAGATTCACATTAGGCATAGATTGATTCTTAATTACATTCTTAATTAAATCCTTAGCGTGTTCATAACGATAAGCGTTTTTATATTCATTCCATCTCTGATTCAAATTGATATACATAATTAAACCCTTTCAATAGTTGATTAGATTGAGTGTAAGACTACTCTAACGGCTTGAAATACAACATAAAAAACACATAACCACATCAAAACATTCCAAATGCTATCTTGTATGAATTTCATATTTAACCCTTTATAAATATGCCAAAATTGGCACTATCGATTGTAATGATCCTATACAGCAATACATCAGGATAAACCCTAAGTTTTATCAGATTGTCTTAGCCCTGAATTGTCCCTGAGTTGATCCCTTGAAAGTATCTTTAGAGGGTACTTCATAGACCCTCATTCCCCTAACTTTACAGACCGCAATAGGCAAAACCTATGAAGATCAATAACTTGATAGTTTTTCTCTATCGGGGGGAGGGGTCTGCAGTGTTAACTGTAAATGTCGGAGCCACTACAACACACAAAATAGTAAAAATAGACTATATTGCACTGCAGTGTAAGTCATTGATTAACAAGAAAGAATTAAATAGGGACAGAGTAGTCAATAATGGGGACACAGTCGAAGACTGGACTGCATAGTCTCTAGCGTGGAATCGGCGCACCGTAGGGTCGCTAGAGTTAAGTACCCTCTAAAGAAAAAAGTAAAAAAGTACTTGACAAAAACAAAAAAGTATGCTATAGTTCTACCTATGTAGAAGCTGGTGACGAAGTGTTAGGGAAACTTCGATACAGTCTGTAGACATCTGATTTGGTGCTATAGCACTCTTTAGCATGATTACAGGTCTCTGTGTCTGTATAACTAGTAACCATATAAATAAACTCATATAGAAAACCTTCTATATAGAATGTCTCCCGTAAGGAAAAAGACAATGTCTAATAGTAATACCCCTGTCGTAACCACCGAGGTCCTCGAAGTAAAGCCAGAGAGACCTAAGATACAGCGTCGAAAGCTCGGTCGTCCCTTAAAAAAAGACATCGAGGCTAAGAAAAAAGGTAATAGAGGTAAGGTCGGTAGACCAGCCGGAGACTCAGCACGAATTGCTGAATTCAAAGCCAGATTGCTTGGTACTTCCGGAGATAAGATTATTGAGACTTTGATTCACAAAGCGTTAGACCCTAACGATAAGGATCAAATCGCTGCATTAAAGATGTGTGTCGATCGTGTCTTACCGCTGTCGATGTTTGATGCCGCAAAGAATAGCGGTGTTAGTCCACAAATTAGTATTAATATAACCGGACTAACGAATCCGTCGGTAGACGCTGATGTCGTTGACATGGGCACGATAGAGGAAGAAGATGACGAATCTTAACTTCCAGCTACTGAAGTGGCAGCAAGAGGTCTTCAAAGACAAGACTCGCTTCAAGGTGATCGCTGCCGGTCGTCGTTGCGGTAAGAGCCGTTTAGCAACGATGATGCTGATCATCAAAGCATTGGAAGCACCGGAAGGGTCGGCAGTGCTGTATGTGTCGCCAACGCTAGGACAGTCCCGTCAGATTATCTGGGACAGTCTCCTAGAGATTGGTAAGCCGGTGATTAAGTCGGCACACATTAACAATCTGGACATCACACTGATTAATGGTCGTAAGATTCATGTCCGTGGTGCAGATAACAGTGATACCCTTCGTGGTCTCAGTTTGTATTACGCAGTCCTTGACGAGTGTGCGTTTATTAAGCAGGACACTTGGGAGAAGATTATCCGAGCATCGCTCTCGGACCGTAAAGGTGAAGCGATGTTCATATCGACTCCCTCCGGTCGTAACTGGTTCTACGAAATGTACAAGCTAGGCTTTGAAGGAGAAGATCCTGAATGGAAGGCTTGGCACTTTACCACTAAAGACAATGAGACCATTGACCCAAAGGAAGTGGATGCTGCTCGCAAAACGCTTTCGTCGTTTGCATTTAAGCAAGAATACGAGGCATCGTTTGATAATGCAGGGCAGGAGATCTTCAAGGAAGAGTGGCTTAGATATGGTGAAGACCCGCAGTTCGGGGACTATGTTATTGCGATCGACCTCGCTGGATTTGAGGATGTTGCTAAAAATGCGGGCGCTTCAAAGAAACGCTTAGACGAATCAGCAATAGCGATTGTCAAAATAGAAGACAATGGCGATTGGTTTGTAGAAAAGATTATTCACGGTCGGTGGGACATTAAAGAGACCGCAGGAAAGATTTTAAGGGCGGTACAGGATTATCAACCGATTGCAGTAGGTATAGAGCGTGGAGCGCTAAAGAATGCGGTAGCGCCTTACCTAAACGATTTGATGCGGAAGTACAATGTTTACTTTCACATCACAGATTTGACGCACGGCAATAAGCGTAAGACTGAGAGAATTAGTTGGGCTTTGCAGGGTCGCTTTGAGTGGGGTAAAATTACTCTTAACAAAAATGAAAACTGGAATGAATTAGTAGATCAGCTTTTGTTATTCCCTACTGCTAATGTACACGATGATTTGGTGGATGCTCTAGCGTATGTGGATCAATTAACAACTTCTCACTATCAGCAAGATTACGACGATGATGAGTGGGAACCCATTGATGTGATTGCAGGTGTATGATAAAACAATGTAAACGATGCTTAGAAAACAAAGATATTACTTTGTTTAATCGTGATAAAACTAGAAAAGACGGTTATCATTGTTATTGTAAATCTTGTGCTAAAGAAAGCAAACAAAACGCTTACGCAAAAAAGAAGGACTATTACGCTGAAAAATCAAAAGCGTGGAAAAAACAAAATCCTGATAAAGTCCTAGCAAGCGCTAAAAGAGGAAGACAAAAACATAAAGCCAAGCGCAGGGCAGATTGGATGATTTATAACACCACTAAACTGAATGCCTGTCCTTCGTGGTTGTCAAAAGAACAAAAACTTGAAATTGAAAATCTATATAAGTTTGCTAAGTTTTTAGAAGAGTTAAGTTTAGGCACAATAGAATATCATGTAGACCATGTTATTCCTTTGAGAGGTAAAGATGTATGCGGACTTCATGTGCCTTGGAATCTACAGATTTTAAATGCCAAAGATAATCTAAGTAAAGGAAATCGATATTATGGCTGAATTTACCAATGACGAACTCAAACAGAATGAGTTTTACACGCCTACAGAATCCGATAAGGAAATCGTACAGTTTGTAGTTGGGCATTGTGACAGATGGCGGGATTGGCGAGATACTAATTATTTGGAGGACTGGCGTGAGTATGAGCGGATATTCAGAGGTAAGTGGGCTGCAGAAGACCGTACTAGAGAATCTGAGCGCAGCCGTATTATCTCCCCAGCGACTCAGCAGGCTGTGGAAACAAGACACGCAGAAATTTGCGAAGCCATATTCGGAAATGGTGAATGGTTTGACATCCGTGATGATTTGGCAGACCAGAATCTTATCGATGTTGAGCAACTTAAACTCCAGCTCAAAGAAGACTTAGAAAAAGAAAACATCAAGAAGGCTATCACTCAGATTGAGTTGTTAGCTGAAATCTACGGTACTGGTATCGGTGAATTGACCGTTACCAAGAAGACTGAGATGTATCCTCAGACCATGCCAATGGCTGACGGCACTGCTGCCTACGGCGTGATGGAAAAGGAATACACTTGCGTTAAGCTCAACCCCATCAATCCTAAGAACTTCCTCATCGATCCTAACGCTGTGAGCGTGGACGATGCGATGGGTGTCGCTATCGAGTCTTATGTCTCTATCCATCAGGTCGTATCGGGTATGGAAAAGGGTATCTACAAGAAAGTAGACATCCAACCCTACGGTCAAGATGATGACCTAGAGCCAACGCAAGAGGATGTACAGTTTAAGGACGACAAAGTATTACTCATGAAGTATTACGGTCTCGTCCCTCGTGAATACATTGAACAATTGGAGAACAAAGAAGGTGAAGAAGTTATTGATTTATTTCCAGAGGATAGTACAGCGGACAAGTACAGTGACCTCGTCGAAGCGATTGTTGTTATTGCTAATGGCTCAACCCTCCTTAAAGCCGAGAAAACCCCTTACATGATGAAGGATCGTCCTGTGATTGCTTATCAGGACGATACTGTACCTAACCGTTTCTGGGGTCGTGGCACTGTCGAGAAAGGCTACAATATGCAAAAGGGTATCGATGCCCAGTTGCGTAGTCACTTAGACAGCCTAGCCCTCACAACCGCACCGATGATTGCGATGGACGCAACCCGTCTACCTCGTGGTGCGAAGTTTGAAGTCAAGCCCGGCAAAGCAATCCTTACCAACGGCAACCCAGCAGAGATCTTGGTTCCGTTTAAGTTCGGTACTACCGATCCCGGTAACTTGGCGATCAGTCAGAACTTTGAGCGTATGCTCCTACAGGCTACTGGCACAGTCGATGCTTCTGGTCAGCCAACCCAGTTTACCCGTGACGGCGCTGCTCAGTTCTCGATGTCGATTGCTGGCATCATCAAGAAGTACAAGCGGACTCTTACGAACTTCCAAGAGGACTTCCTCGTACCGTTGGTTCAGAAAGCCGCATGGCGTTTCATGCAGTTTGACCCTGAGCGTTATCCTGCCGTGGATTACAAGTTTATCCCAATGGCTACGCTTGGTATTATCGCCCGTGAATACGAGCAACAACAGTTGATTGCATTGCTCCAAACCCTCGGACCTGAGACTCCAGTATTGCCGATGATCCTTAAAGGCATTATTGCTAGCTCCAGCTTACCTAACCGTGCTGAGATGATCCAGCAGTTAGACGCTATGATGCAGCCTAACCCAGAGCAACAAGCCCTACAACAGGCTCAAATTCAGCTCCAAACCGCTGCGGCACAGGCTGAAATCGCTAAGATTCAGTCCGAAGCCACAAGAAACAACGCTGCGGCTCAGAAAGATGTCGTTTCTGCTCAGTTAATGCCAGCAGAGACGCAAGCTAAGGTAATTAGCGGTCTAAGCCAGAACATTCGTGGTCAAAATACCAGCGGTGAGTTCGAGCAACGAGCCAAAATCGCTGAATTAGCCCTCAAAGAAGAGGATATTAAGAGTAATGAGCGTATTGCTACGCTACAAATGTTGCAAAAACAATCAAAAAGTGCTTGACAATTTAGCAAAACTGTGGTAATATCAGCCACAGTGTTGTAATTTCACAACACAGTTCCCAACAAAGGAGAAAACTGTGGACAAGCAACTAGAAAAGTATTATGAGGAGCGCTTTTCAACGATGGCAACCGTCGGTTGGAAGCAATTTCTTGAAGATGTTCAAGGAATCTTTGATGCGGTGAATAAAGTCGCTCCAATTCAAAACGAATTAGATCTGTACTTCCGTAAAGGACAATTAGACATCCTCCAGTGGGTGCTAACTCTAAAGGAAAGTTCAGAACAGGCTTACGAAGCATTGCAGTTAGACTCGTCGGGAGACGCTCAGGATGCCTCGTAGACTATTTGAATTCCGCTGTGAGGCGGATCACTTACAAGAACGGCTGGTTAGTTATGAGGTAGCCAGTATTCCTTGTGAGTTGTGCGGTAAAGACGCACACCGGCAGATCTCTGCACCTCGTATCAGTCTTGACCCTGTGTCGGGAGACCATCCCCAAGCAACAGCAAGGTGGGCTAGACAGCGTGAAGAGAAACGCCTTAGGGAGCGCAAGCTCAATTCGTGACGAAGACAACCCGTATTGGACCTTTGTTATTTTATAAATCCTACAATCACTTTGTGACAGGAGCAATATATGGCTGCAAATTTTATTGAACAAGACGAACTGCAAGAAGAAAACTTTGAGCAGATAGACCAACCAGCGGAACAACCTCAAGAGACACCACAGCCTCAAGAGACTCCGGGAGAAGAACCAAAACAGGAAGTAATTCCTGAGAAGTACAAGGGCAAGTCAATAGAAGACATCGTTAAGATGCACCAAGAGGCTGAAAAGCTAATTGGACGACAAGCACAAGAAGTACATGAGGTTCGTAGTCTAGCTGATCAGTTACTCAAGCAACAACTCGACTCGAAGCAAAATAGCAAGCCAGCTGAAACAGTTCCAGAAGAAGATTTCTTCGCTGATCCGAAGCAAGCTGTCTTAAAAACTGTAGACCAGCATCCAGCAGTACTTGAAGCTAAACAAGCAGCACTCGAACTAAAGAGAATGCAAACTGCACAGAAACTGCAGTCTAAGCATCCGGACTTCATGGACATAGCGCAAAACGCAGACTTCCATGAATGGGTCAAAGCAAGCCCAATTCGTGTCGATTTGTTTACAAAAGCTGACGCTGAGTTTGACTTTAACTCTGCAGATGAACTATTGAGTACCTACAAGGCAATCAAAGGAGTTCAGTCTAATGAGAAACAAGTACAAGCAGCAGCAACACAAGCTAAAGCTCAAGAAACTGCTTTGAAAGCTGCAGCAGTAGATACAGGCGGTACAGGAGAAGCTAGTAGAAAGATTTATCGAAGAGCTGACCTTATCAAACTGAGAATGACAGATCCTGATCGTTACATGGCTTTGCAAGACGAAATTCTTGCTGCCTATAATGAAGGACGAGTCCGTTAAACTTATTAATTTAGGAGATTTATAAAATGGCAACAGCAGCATATCCCGGTGGTAGTAGTTCTATCGTCAACAAAACTAATGCAGACAAGTTTATTCCAGAAATTTGGAGTGACGAAGTTGTAGCTGCATACAAAAAGAACCTCGTATTGGCTAACTTGGTTAACAAGATGTCTATGCGTGGTAAGAAGGGTGACACTCTTCATATTCCTAAGCCAACTCGTGGCACTGCAACCGCTAAGGCTGCAAACACCACCGTTACCATTCAAGCCGACACCGAGACCGAAGTATTAGTCTCGATCGACCAGCACTTCGAGTACTCACGCTTCATCGAGGACATCGTCGAAGTTCAAGCATTGGCTTCACTCCGTCGTTTCTACACGGATGACGCTGGTTACGCTTTGGCTAAGAAAGTTGACGACACCTTGTTTACCTTAGGTCAAACTTTCGGTAATGGTACAAACGACTGGACACACAGCAACAGCTATTATATCGACGCTTCTACTGGTTTAACTGCTTATGCAGAAGACACCGTAGTTCCTGCCGATGTGTTCACTGACGCTGGTTTCCGTTCGTTGATCAAGTTGATGGACGACGCTGACACTCCAATGGACAATCGTTTCTTTGCGATTCCCCCATCACTCCGTGCAGCTATCATGGGTATTGATCGTTACAACAGCTCTGACTTCGTTGATGGTCGTGGTGTTCAGAACGGTCAAATCGGTACGCTCTATGGTATCGACATCTATGTAACCAGCAACAGCCCAATCATCGAGACCGATGCTCAAAACACAGCAACCGCTGGCGGCGACATCAAAGCAGCTATTTTGGCTCATCGTGATACGATGGTTCTAGCTGAGCAACTCGGTGTTCGTTCGCAGACCCAGTACAAGCAAGAGTATCTCTCTACGCTGTACACTGCTGACACACTCTTCGGTGTTAAGACCTTGCGTCCTGAGACCGGTTTTGTTCTCGCAGTAAACGCCTAATATTGGCTTCAAGACTCTCTGGCTTCGGCTAGGGAGTTTTGTTTAAGTGCATTCACTGAGTGTATTTAAACAAATAAGGAGATTGTTTAGATGGGAATCTACCGAGGACCCGGCGGTACTGGTGACGCTGTAAACGATGCTTCTAGCGAAGCAATAATAACTGTACAAGCAAAAGACGCTGCACTTGCTGCACAAGCTGCTGCAGAGGCAGCTCAGACTGCTGCTGAACTAGCAGAAACTAATGCTGAAACTGCAGAAACAAATGCAGAGACAGCAGAGACAAATGCAGAAACTGCTGCAACTAATGCAGCTAACTCTGCCAGTGCTGCATCAACATCTGCAAGTAACGCTTCAACATCTGCTACTAATGCTGCATCATCTGCGTCGGCTGCTTCAACTTCAGCCAGCAACGCTTCTACATCCGCAACTAATGCTTCCAACAGTGCATCTGCTGCGTCCACTTCAGCGACTAATGCTGCAAACTCTGCTTCAGCAGCTTCTACTTCTGCGACTAACGCTTCTAACTCTGCATCCGCTGCAGCAACATCTGCTACGAATGCAAGTAACAGTGCTTCCGCAGCAGCAACTTCAGCGACTAATGCGTCTAACTCAGCTACTGCAGCTCAGACTGCTGAGACTAATGCGGAGACTGCAGAGACCAATGCTGCTGCTTCTGCGTCTGCTGCCTCAACCTCAGCAAGTAATGCTGCTTCGTCAGCTTCTGCTGCGTCTACCTCTGCAAGCAATGCAGCTACCTCAGCTACCAATGCTAGTAACTCTGCAAGTGCTGCTTCAACATCAGCTACGAATGCCAGCAACTCAGCTTCTGCAGCGTCTACCTCAGCTACTAACGCAAGTAACTCAGCTTCGGCTGCTGCAACCTCAGAAGCAAATGCTGCAGCTTCCTACGACTCATTCGATGATCGTTACTTAGGAGCTAAGTCTTCTGCGCCGTCTGTAGACAATGACGGTAATACGCTACTAACTGGTGCTTTGTATTTTAACACAACCACTAATGAGATGAAAGTCTGGAGTGGTTCTGCTTGGTTAGATGCTTACGCTTCTTTATCTGGTGCTTTACTTGCTTCTAACAATCTTTCCGATTTAAATAATACTGCTACAGCTAGAACTAATTTAGGTGTAGCTATCGGTAGTAATGTACAAGCATGGGATGCTGACTTGGATACTTGGGCTACTAAGACTGCTCCTTCTGGCACAGTAGTTGGCACTTCTGATTCTCAAACACTTACAAACAAAACTATTAGCGGAGCAAACAATACACTCTCTAACATAGGCAATAATTCTTTAAGTAATTCTAGCATTACTATTAATGGAAATTCAGTAAGTTTAGGAGGATCAACAAGCGTCGGAACTGTTACAAGCGTTACTGGGACATCTCCAGTTTCATCTAGTGGTGGAACAACACCAGCGATTAGTTTATCAAGCGGTTATGGTGATACACAAAACCCATACGCAAGCAAAACAGCTAATAACTTTTTAGCTGCTCCAAATGGAACTGCTGGAACTCCTTCATTTAGAGCAATTGTTGCAGCAGATATTCCAACTCTTAACCAGAATACAACTGGAACTGCAAGCAATGTAACTGGTACAGTAGCAATTGCTAATGGTGGTACAGGTCAAACTACTCAACAAACAGCTATTAACTCTTTAGCTGGTGCTGTTACAAGTGGTCAGTATTTAAGAGGTAATGGTACTAATGTAGTAATGTCAGCAATTCAGGCTGCCGATGTTCCAACTCTTAATCAAAATACTACAGGCACAGCTTCTAATGTAACTGGAACTGTTGCTGTTGCTAACGGAGGAACAGGACAGACAAGCTATACCAATGGACAATTATTAATTGGAAACACCACTGGAAATACTTTAACAAAAGCGACTTTAACTGCTGGTGATGGTATTTCAATTACTAATGGTACTGGATCAATTACGATTGGTAATACCTTAGCCCCATATAATGTAGATTATGTTATGATTGCTGGAGGTGGTGCTGGAGGCGGTAATGCTGGCGGTGGAGGAGGTGCAGGAGGTTATCGTTCTGGAACAACAAGTTTAACTCCAAATACTGTTTATAGTTTCACTATCGGAGCTGGTGGTACAGGAACTACTACTGGAAGAGCATCTGGTAATGATACTACAGCATTTGGTTTAACTGCTACGGCTGGAGGTGGTGGAGGTTCTGCAACTGCAGGATCAACTGCTGGTTTAAACGGTGGTTCCGGTGGTGGCGGTGGAAGCGGTAGTGGTGCTGCTGGTACAGGAACTTCTGGACAAGGGAATAACGGAGGAGCAGGTAGCACATATCCAAATGGAGGTGCTTCTGGCGGAGGCTCTGGCGGAGCTGGAGCAGCTCCTACTACAGCTAATGGAGCGACAGGTGGAGCTGGAACTTCATCATCCATTACTGGATCAGCTGTAAGCCGTGCTGGAGGTGGTGGCGGATATGGTGAATATCGTGCAGGTGGTACTGGAGGAGCTGGATCAGCAAGAGGCGGTACTGGCGGAGCCTCAAACGGAGGTGCTGGCG